GCTTTAACAGCGTTTACGATACCACGTGTATAACCAGCTGATGCGAACCATGGGAATGATATATTATCAGTCAAGGCTATATTTCTCATCACCTCATAAGTTGGTGGTATGTATATTCTTACATTATTTTCTGTGTCATTATTAAGTACCCAAGGATAATATGTTGCTGTGTAGTTAGAATCTAACCCTACATTTTCTAAAGCTTGTACAGCATTTAAAGGTGAAACCATACTAGCCGTATCACTAGGTGTCGCTACAAACATATTGTAATCTGGTGTAGTTGTCACATAAAGTGAATCAGCTCTATCCATCTCTATCATCTCTATAGACTCCTCAACTAAGTTACTATTATTAACATAATCAATACCTGGAGTGGAGAATATATTAATATTAACAGCTTCAGGATTTGCAAATGTGTGGATGGCATCTAAATATGGGTAATAATCCGTACTTGCATCCAACGTACCAATAGGTTTAAATGAACCATCACCGGTTGCGTTAGGATATTCAGTAGTCGGACATGCTCCAGCTAAATAAGCACTTTGACCTCTTCTATAAGCGTCAGAATTACTTCTAGTTTTTCTGTAAATGTCCCAACCATCAAATCCTCCATATGGTAATATAGTGAATTTTCTAGAGTTTAATTTATAATATGGGTCAGTTGTTAACGTTGGTTCTTTTCTAAATGTTGCGTCACCAACAGCAAATTGGTCGGTTAACCCTGAAGTACCACCATTTGGACAACCACAGTTGATTATCGCACATAGTTCTCCTTGTGTGTAAGTACAGGTAGCGTCTTTATCCATATGGAATCCTTGTGTTAAACAACCCCAATCATTACCGTCAGGGTCTCCACATTTGTCATTTGGTGCTTGTTTCCCTTTGTATAGGAAAAAGTCTGGGTCAATTCCGATGGTGTCAGATATTCCCAAATAAACTTGTCTTGTCTTATCACCAGAACTAATAACCTCATTGCTTCCACCTGTAGAAGTACCAAAAGGTGGGTTATAGATTACTTCTCCTGGGAAATCATATTTTCTCTTATAAAGAACTGTTGGGTTCTTTCTACTAGCGTATTTTCTAAATTGGTACCCTTCAAAACCACAAGGTAGTGCTGTCCATAAAGTGTTGTCCATTTCAATCTCAGGATTCATCTCCAACATTACATATCTACTCATTAATTCATACGTACCATCTGATGTTCCAAGTTTTTTACCTACATAACTGTTTACTGTTGGATTTAGACTACATCTTGTATATTTCTCTAGAATTAGTGGGTTAGCGTCGGTATCGTTAAAGTCTCTAACAAGTAAGTCAAACTCAGCTCTTTCAAAACTAATATTAATAATGGATACTTTAACAGTTCTGTTTGCTGCGTCTCCATCAGGAATTGTTATAAACCTAAATAATTGGTATACCTTGAACCCTCGTAATTCAGATACAACCCACGGGGTTACTGGTGTTTGCCATTTTTCTTGGTAGAACCCTATAGTGTCTGTGTTTACAGCCTCTCTAAATGAAGGTAGTGCTTGTAATTGACACCTCAAACCTCTTACATACCCCTTTTTCCAATAATGTGTTAACATAGCAGGGTAAGATTCCTCAACAAAAATAGGAACTTGTGTTTTATCTCTATCAAAGTTACCAATTCCGTAAACTCTTTTTATATAATTTGTAGAAGTCTGGTTCATTGAAACATCAAACATTCTACTTGTACCTAATTTGTCTATTACCCTAACACCAAAATCAGCAAATGGATTATTTAATACTTGACTCCATGTATCTCCTGTACATACAAAAGATACGTCAGTTGCTCCTGTTACATCGTAAACTGGACCACCAGAAGATAATGAACTTAATCCTCTAGAACGTAAAGTTGCAACTACTTGGTCATGATATTCACAATAAGTGTCACCACTTAGTTGACACAACGTTACACTAGTAACACCAGTATACATTGATTGTTGTGTTGTTGTTCCAGTAATTGAAACGTCGTTAGCTACAGTATATGCCGAGTCTCCATCACCATTGATATACTGAACCCCTAAAGCCACCAATACAGAATATCCGTCATATCTATTGGTGGTTGAGTTATAATCGAAGAAGTTGTAAGTCCAAGTGTCGTTCTTATCACTACATCTATCAGTACAGTCACCACCTAATCTGTGGAATAACCCCCAACTATTTTGACTAGACATCGTCTCATAAGGTATTGGAGCACTGTTTTCTGGATAGTTAATTGAATTACCTGAACATACACCAGAATATTCGTCCCATTGGTGACATCCGTATGACCAACCTAAACTACTTCCAGATAATGGTAGCTGTGATGGTGAACCATTTAATGGAGATGCGTGTTGCCCAACTAATTTTCCTGACGCATATGTGTAAAATGCTTCTAAATCCGCTCTTAGTGTGGTAGTACTACCATTATACATTTCTATTACATTATCCATTCTAGAACCTAGAATTGGTACCAAAGTAGCGATTTCATCTATTACATTCCCACCAGACGATGTTGTAACTGTGTTAGTTGAAGCTGTGAAAAATGAACCAAATTGAGCAGACACAAAACAATGTTCTGTCACACCCGTATCTCCACCACAACATTGTGTTGTAGCACTTGCAGATGGGTCTTTTGCCTCACATAAATGGTTTAATGTTGTACAATCTATATCACCTAAAGTTACAATAGACCAAGAAGGTCCAGCGTCATAACCCGAATAACCCAATACTCTTGTTACAAATAGTTGATTTGATTGCTGTAAATAAGCTTTAGCAATATACCCTAATTCGTATTTAGGTATTTGAGACCCCACATACTTTTCAGCACTTACACCACCAAAATATGTGGTAAAGTCACCGTAATTACTTATAAAAATCGGCTCAAAAGCCGGTCCTCTTAATGTTTCTCCTGCAAGTCCTAATGTAGTTACACCTACACTTTGCGACACGAAACTAAGGTCTTTCTCCGAAGTGTACACACCTGGTGAAACAAAAACTCTGTTAGAATTGTTAGCCATCTGTTATTTTTTTAATTGTTGTTTATTCTTTTTATTACTAATAAATATGATTCTCTTACCGAAAAGAATTACATAAAACTAGGTATTTATGATTAAGTAGGAATAAAGTATGACTATTTTCTACCTTACGACTATGAAAGATAAGAAACACATAAAAAACCTTAAAATTAAACCTGAAATACATAAGGTCTTAAAAGACTATTGTAATAATAATGGTTTAAAAATGTTTAAATTTGTGGAAAAACTAATATTAGAGAAATGTCAAACTAAAAAAGACATTTATGGGGACCTATAATTTATTGCCACAAAACTCTATAGTAACTGGATAATATGGGTTTGTTGGTGTTACTACTAAATTTAAAAGGTCACCATTACTAATTTCTATTATTTTATCATAATCTACACCTAATAATGTGCCGTTTTGAAATACGTTATATTGACTTACATTACTTTGAGTTGCAATTTGTAAATTAATGTTATATTCATAACTTTGACTTACCGAATGGGATGTGGTGATGGTGTACCCAGTACTAGAAATTCCAGTGCTCCCGTTAGTGCAAGTTGTACCAGTGTCTCCATTATTCGTACACCCACTGTAGAAATCCCAAGACATACAAATCTCATCTGGATTTTCTTCATTTATACTATGTGGTCTCGACTTTTTATTCTTTACCCCTGTTTCAAAAAGTAACATAGACCTGGAAATAGCCGGAGTAATCTCAAACTCTTCCTCGTCAATCAAAAATCCTTGCATTTGAAATGTGTAGTTTTGCATGTAGTACTTTCTACTTTCTAGGTCGGATATTTGACTCTCGTCGCTTATCGACTCTAAAATGATTGGTATGTAGTGTCCTTTTACAAACGTATAAGCTTGTCTTGAACTAAATTTTTGTAGTACTACTCTATTAAATTGATTTAATTCTCTCATTCTATTGCAAACCAATCTAACCTCGTATGTTATATCTATAGGAACTGGTTGTGGTATCTTATATAAATCCATTCCTTTTCTCTGCCCGTCCCAGGTAGGTACTTTGGCGTAGTGAAAGGTTTTTCTATTGGGTATGGTGTACTGTAGTGAGGGGTTTGTCCCAAACTGAACATCGGGTTTTCTGACTACACAAACAAAAGGTAGCGTTACATTCTCATCCCCATCTACAAATTTCCAGGTATTAGTAAACTCTCCCCATCTTTGTGTAGTTAAAATTTGTTTAATTACTGGTACTTTTTTTCCTTTTAAGGTTACTTCAATTTCTTTCATTACAAAATCTAACATACCTAAATCTAAATCCGCATGCAAAACACTTTTAGGTAAATAAGTTCCATCATTTGTTATTAATTCAGCTAATTGTTTTCTTCGTTCAGGTGTGGTACTACCATTATAACCGTATGGATAATTCTGTTGGTTTCTTACCACAGGATACATATCTAACGTTTTTTTTACTTTTTTAGGTATTGCCATTTTATATTCCTTTAAATTCGTTAGGTTGTGTTGGTACACATACTATAGTTCTATAGAATGCTTTATATCCTAATATTGTATGTGCATTGTCTGAAGTTACCTTACCATCATTTGCAACGGTATAATAATTAACTTTATCTTCAGATTCCGGATATCCTATATAGTCCCCATATCTCATATCAATATCCAATTCTTCTAAATGCCTTTTATATACGTTTATTATAAGATTACCGGGTTCGTTGTACCTTGCAAGTCCTGAAGCATATGAAGAATTTGTTGGTTCAACAATCTGCACATAAGCCTTAAATTCGACAGGTGGGAAATATCTTATTTCCTCTGGAGACGCTTCACCATACACATCATCCACAT